TGAAAAATAAAGAGATCATGGTCTGGACCTTTATGGGAAATGCCAGGATGTATGAAGCTTTAAGCAAATATGGAGACCGCATCAGTCAGATCGGTCTTTTTTCTTTTAAGGTAAGGGCGACTGGCGAAATCTACGAATCAGGAGTCTCCATCTCGAACATGATGCCTTATATTCAGCAGTGGCCGCATATCCGCTGGCTTTTAACGGTGGCAAATGACGGCTACAATCCTATCTTTAAAGCAATACGGGAGAATACAAACGGCGCACAGGATATGTTCTTATCCGAACTTATCCGCATCATGCAAAAATACCCCTGGTGCGATGGAGTGGATATTGACCTTGAAGGTGGTGGAGATTATTCCACAGCGGCGAAGTCCACAGCAATGTTTCAGAATATCCATCATGCCGTGAAAAGTTATGATGCAAGAAAACGCATCAACATCTGCCTTCCCGGCATGACTAGCGTGAACGGCTCGGTCGGCGGAGAGAACTGGTGCGTTTATGCTGACCTTGCTCCTTACTGCGATACGGCATCCATTATGAGTTACGGCATGGCTTGGGCGGGTTCTGCTCCGGGGCCGGTGTCTCCAAGGGACTGGCTGGAAGGTATCTACGACTATGCCGTATCCGTGATGCCGGCGTCAAAGATTTACTTCGGTATGCCGGCTTACGGCTGGAACTGGCAGATTTACGACACGCCGGAGAACCTGGGAAATTATTACCGAGGAGTTTCACACACTTATTACGGAGCAAAGAACTGGATGACGGGCTACTATCAGTTCAAAGAAACAGCACCTGCATCTCCTCAGATTCCTATCATCGCTTATTGGGATGATTACGATAAAGGGCCGTTTGCCCTTCCGCATGTCTACGACTACATGGAAGGACAAGACGCAGAGCATTACAGCTATCCTTTGATGGGTGAGGTTTATAAGCGAAGGCGTTATCTCACCTCTTACGGGAAAACACAAAAGACAAACTTTGGCGGTGTTGTTGTCGATAGAAATGCGCAGCCGGACTCCTATTCCGGCATTGTCTCCATATCAGAATACATGGTTACGCTAGGCGATAATGGTGAAGTTGTATATGAGTTTGATATATCGGAAGCCGGCACATACGATCTGGTCGTAAAGCTTGGCTTTCCTTTATGGGATAAAAACAGTGTTTATCTTTCGCTTGACGGCGCAAGCATCCTCACCGAGGAAAACAGGCTTTGGTGGCCATACTGGCGGTCGACTTTTTGGAAGTGTGCATGGAAGGAAGTCTCTCTTTCTGCCGGGACACATACACTCGCCGTGTCGGTTGCCGCCAAAGGCGTACAGTTTTATGGTTTTAAAGTCTGTCAGTCTTTCAGCGAGGAAACGTCCGTTAGTGAAGCAAGCTACACCTTGTCTCCGAGGAAATTTAAAGATATTAACGGCGTGATGGTGGGACCGAGGGAGGGCTTTAAACTCACCTTTGAAATGCTCCGAAGAAAAGCGGACTCCGCTCTTATCTGGTATGAGGACTTTAGAGACAGAATCATTTTGCCTGAAAGTTACTGGGCTGTTCTTTCCGGAGAATGGGAGGTCTGGCAAAAGGACGACTTTGAGAAAAACCGTCCCTATTCACAGCTTGAAGGCTATGGAGAACTTGCGCTGAATTATGAGGGATTTCAAGATCTGCATTTACGGGCGCAGCTCATTTTCCCTGAAAGCTTTACCGGGAGAGCCGGGATTTTCTTAGGTAATCTTTTCTGTTGTCTCAACTACGGAACGCAGGCAGTGGAGCTTTATCAGGGAGATGTTTTATTAGGAAGCTATGAGACCTCGTTTCAAAAAACACCTGGTGCTGATATACGTGTTTCACCCAATATTTATACGATTGAGATGAGGAAGCGTGGTACGAGTGTCAGGGTGTATTCGGGTGCTTCAAACAGACTGCGTTTTCAAAGAACGGTGACGGATACATCAGGCTTTGCAGGCATAAGGGCGGATAATAAAGTACACTGTCAGCTTTTTCGTGTGGGAGATAGTTATACCTATGAACCTTACGAGCGCTTTGATGTGGTGCTGCCGGACGAAAGCCTGGCAAGCTTTGGACGAATACAGAGAACAGGGGGCTTATGGGATGAGGAGTTTCAAGTCTTTACTGTCACTTCTGACATTGAGGAACATGAGACAAGGACCGAAAACATCTCTCTTGATTACGAGTTCTTTCATTCAAAACTTCTACCGCTGGTCTGCGGTAATGACTATCAAGTGACGGTGATTCCAAAAGACATAAATGTCTGGATATCTCGGATTTTCTTAGGTGATTCAGACGGCTTTTCCATCCTTTATTACCAGGATGTGGATTCGCTCATCTATTGGGCTAATGAAGCCGCCTATCACTGGAAGGTCAGAGGGATGTGTATGTGGTCGCTCGGCCAAGAGGATTTAAGGCTCTGGGACTGGTTGCCCAAGCAAGTGTAGCTCGTATCAAGTAATTCATTTTTGACGGAAGTGTCTGCCAAAGGGCGGACATTTTTTATTTGGAAGGAGGATTTCAACATGAAACAAATCTGGTCTGCCATTCAGGCAGCATTCACGGCTGTAGGAGGTTTTCTCGGTTGGTACTTGGGAGGTCTGGACGGATTTCTCTATGCACTCATTGTTTTTGTCGCAGCAGACTACATCACAGGAGTGCTCTGTGCCATTTACGACAAAAACCTCTCAAGTGAAGTCGGCTTCAAGGGCATCGCCAAGAAGGTGCTCATTTTTGTTCTTGTAGGCATCGGGAACATTATCGATGTTTCTATCTTAAAACAAGGCAGTGCCATCAGGACGGCGGTCATCTTTTTCTATCTCTCAAATGAAGGTATTTCCATTTTGGAAAACTCTGCGCATCTGGGGCTTCCGATACCTAAGGCCTTGAAAAATGTGCTGGAAACAATTTCAAAGGAGGACGAGGGCGATGAATCTCAATAAGCTGATTTTTACAGAAAACGCCTGCTACAAAGCAGGAAGGAAAATAAAAGTAAAAGGCATCATGGTGCATTCGACTGGAGCAAACAATCCTTATTTAAAACGCTATGTCGGTCCGGATGACGGGAAACTGGGAAAGAATCAGTACAACAATCATTGGAATCAGCCGATGGATCGAGCAGTCTGCGTGCATGGATTTATCGGGAAGCTTCAGAACGGCTCCATTGCCACCTATCAGACACTTCCTTGGGATCACAGAGGATGGCATGCAGGCGGTGCGGCAAACAACACGCATACCAGCTTTGAAATTTGCGAGGACGGATTAAATGACCGCTCGTATTTTGAGAAAGTCTATAAGGAAGCGATAGAACTTTGTGCGTATCTCTGTAAGCTCTATGCACTTAATCCGCTGGCGGACGGAGTCATCATCGGGCACTACGAAGGGCATCAAAGAGGGATCGCATCCAATCACGGTGATCCAAGGCACTGGTTCTCAAAGTTCGGAAAAAGCATGGACACTTTCCGTCAGGATGTGCAAAAGTTGATGAGTGGAAGTTCAGTCACTCCGACACCGAGTGATGATCCTCCGGCAAAGCTTGAGGCAGGCTATTACCGGGTGCGTAAATCTTGGCAGGATAAAAAGAGCCAGATTGGAGCCTACAAGGTGCTTGCCAATGCCAAGAGAAAGGCGGATGAAAACAGCGGCTACTTTGTCTTTGATGATGAAGGAACTGTCATCTATCCGGAAAAGTCTGCTGCTGAATATGGAACTTATACAGTAGTCAGCGGCGACAGTCTTTGGCGGATTGCCGCCAGACTTTTAGGCGATGGAAGAAGGTATCCGGAAATCAAGAAATTAAATGGACTGACATCTGATGTTATTCATGCCGGACAAAAACTCAAGATACCGGGAGTAGCACCAGATGTCACAGCGATAAAAGTTGGAGACACTGTTAGGGTGACGGCATCTCGTTATGCCACCGGCCAAACGGTGCCTAATTGGGTGAAGGAAAGAACTCACAAGGTCTCACAGGTGGAAAAAGATAAAGTGCTCCTCGGTTGGCCGGATGGTATTGCGTCGTGGCTGCCGATTGATGGAGTGAAGAAAATTTGAAATCAGTAGAAGGCCCCGATTCGGAGATTAATATGCATGGACTCCTTGTTTGTCTTATACTGCTGACAACTGGATATTAATGAGCAGAGGGTAAAACAAAATGAGAACCATAACAATCAAAGTTACGAATGAGGAATATGCCCATCTTGAAAGCATGGTAGGAAATGATCTTCAGCCGGATCAGACACTAGAAGAGTTCGTGTTAGAAGTGTTAGCAGACAGTTTGCCGTATCTTAGAAGAAACCATTGGCCGAAATATAGGCTGCAAGACTAACGACAGACCATCACGATAATAGGTTTTGCCCCACGGTCTAAGTTGAACTTAGGTCGTGGGGCTATTTTTGTTTCTTGAACCTTTTAACGATTGCCATACTTTTTAACGATTCGTCTTCCGTTTTGTGGTAGGGGGTGCAAAATTCCGAACTTAAATAAAACAATTATCTGAAACAGGTGAAAAATCGCTTCAGTTTTACAAAAGTTGACAGGCGTAAATCTGCTGAAATCCCGCTCTTTCAAGGCGTTTCAGCCGTTTTTAGGCATTTGAAAATTGTATCAAAATGAGTAAGAACATAGAACCGGCAGCGCCCAGAGGATTTTTGTCTATAGCAGAGGATAAATACATCGAAGGACTTAAGGAATTAACCGACGTGATCCATACTGCTGGAGGGAAGGCAGGTCTTCAATTATGGCAAGGCAGTATTGCCGTAGGAATGGATCCGACCGCATTGATGCTTGTTGCAAGTGACATGCCGGTCAGTCCGGAGATCACAATTCCCGGTATGACAATAGAACAAATCAAGGAAGTTGTGGCAGCATACGGAGCAGCAGCAAAGCGTGCAGTAAAAGCCGGTTTTGACTGTGTTGAAATTCATATGGCACACAACTATCTTCCTCATTCTTTCCTGTCGGGTGGGATTAACCATCGAGAAGACGAATATGGAGGAAGTTTTGAAAATCGTGCAAGATTTCCATTAGAAGTCATTTGCGCGGTAAGAGAGAACATCCCTGAAGATATGCCCCTCTTTATCAGGATTGGTGCACATGACGATTACCTGGAGAATGGATTAACGATCGAGGAAGTTATCGATTTTTGTAAACTGGCCAAAGAAGAAGGTGTAGATGTGCTGGATGTTTCCAGGGGAAACATCATTTCTCCGGCAATCAAATATGAAGTACCTCCGATCGATATCGAACAGGGATTCAATATAGACAATGCTGCAAGGATCAGAAAAGAAACCGGAATGTTGACCATAGGCGTTGGTAGAATCAATACTCCGGAACTTGCAGAAGAAATATTGCAAGAGGACAAAGTAGACTTAGTTGTCATGGGTCGTGCCCAGATTGCCGATCCTGAGTTCAGTAATAAGGCAAAAGCAGGAAACTTAGAAGACATCGTTTACTGTGTAGGATGTAATCAAGGNTGTTTCGACGGATTTGCCAATTTGGATTCACCTTACATTANTTGTTTACGCAATCCTGCAGTAGGTAGAGAAGCACAATATAAAATTGAAATGACAGAGAATCCGGTTACGCTTTTGATTNCTGGTGGTGGTATTGCTGGTTTGGAAGCAGCCATCGTCAGTAGACAGCGAGGACATAATGTAATTCTCTGTGAAGCTTCGGATAAACTGGGAGGACAGTTCTATACTGCCGGATTGGCACCGAGAAAAGAAGAAATGAAAGATGCGGTCCTTGGAATGGNCGATCGGGCTGAACGTTTAGGTGTGGAGATTCGCCTCAATACTAAAGTAACGCCGGAATTGATCGAGGAGATCGAGCCTCATTCGTTCTTCAATGCAATAGGTGCCACACCTTTTATTCCACCAATTCCAGGAGTGGATTTGCCAGATGTTGTTAATGCTCACGATGTACTAAATGGAAAAACTGAGCTCAAAGGTAAAACCGTGATTATCGGTGGTGGTTTAGTAGGTATGGAGGCAGCAGAATATTTGGCCGAAAAGGGAGCAGATGTAACAGTGTTGGAAATGCTTCCTGANATTTGCGGTGATCTGGGTGACCTAAGAAAAATTTGTGTCAATGAAAACGTGGCCAAACTAGATATCAAAGTCGAAACAGAGGTAACTGTAACCGAGATCAAAGATGGGGAGGTTATTGGCGAGAAAGATGGAGAAAGTGTCTCCTATGCGAGTGACTTTGTTGTGATTGCTGTAGGTTCCAAGTCCAGAGATGGAGGAGAACTGGAAGCAGTTTGTCACAAAAAAGGTATCGGGTACTTTGTGATCGGAGATAGCGGGCTGGCGAGAAAAGCGCTTGACGCTACTAAAGAAGCCATGGAAGCTGCTCTTACCTTTGATGATCCGGAAGTTCATGCTAGGGCTGCCAAACCGAAGAAAGTCGTTGTGATGACCGGTGCTACAGGGATTATGGGACAAGAAACCTTGAAACAACTCCTGAGCAGAGCGGATCGATTCAAGACCAGAATTCTGGTTCGTCCTTCTGAAAAAAATAAGACCTTATTAAAAAAGTATATTTGTCCTGCGCTGGAAGTCGTATGGGGCGATATGACAGACTATGAAACCGTTCTTAAATGTGTTACCGGTGCTGACTATGTATTGCACATAGGAGCTATGGTTTCACCAATGTCAGATAAAGAACCGGAGAAAACTCTCTACACTAATATTGGTTCTACTTTGAATTTTATTAAGGCGATCAAAGCCCAGCCGGATCCCGACAAGGTACATTATGCAATTGTGACTAGTGTTGCGATGCTCGGTGGACGTACTGAGCCTATTCATTGGGGCCGTGTAGGAGATCCGATCAATCCTTCAATCTTTGACTATTACGGAATGTCCAAGGTATTTTCAGAGTTGGCACTTTTTGAATCCNGATTGAAACACTGGGTTTCCATTCGTCAGACGGGGCAACATCCTACCAATGAAGCAGGTGCGGAAGAGCCGATTGCTTTCCATCAACCGGTCAACAATGTTTTGGAATGGAGTACTTCTATTGAATCCGGAATTTGTATGGCCAACCTGTGTGAAGATTGGGTTCCGGAAGACTTTTGGAGAAAAGCTTATAACTTGAGCAGTGGCGCCGGTTATAGACTGGCTTCATGGGAGCTCTATGACATACAACTCGGAGCTTTTGGCATTGGAATAAAAGATCTATTTGATGCTGAGATGCTTGCTCTGTACAACTTCCATGGTCATTACTATTCTGATGGTCACTTACTTGATGACATGCTTCANTTCCGCTGTATCCCGGCAGAACAATACTGGGGTGGNGTAGAAGATGAAATGAGAAGAATGGCGGCAAATCCCATGATCAAGGCAGGCTTCCCAACAGGAGAAGAGATGAAAGCCAATATGATCAAGAATGGACATAANCCCGGTGGCACTTATTGGATGTTTAANAACAATAAGGAAGACTGGATTAGAGCATTCTTCGGTTCCAGAGAAAATCAAAAAGCTATCCCATCATTTGAAGACGGATTTGAGTTANGTCATCCTAGCGAGGAAGAAACGCGCTTGGATCACGGATATGATGAGGAAAAAGGTTTANAAAATCTCAGCCTGGAAGATCTGCAGAAAGCGGCAAAATTCAGAGGTGGCAAGTGTCTCTTAGCAAAGAAACCTGAGGACATCTATACACCTGTTGAGTGG